AACATTCATCACAAACTGGCGCATGAGCAAGTTCTGGTCAAGCTCACGCCGTACCATTGTAGCCCATTGTTTCTTTATCCACTCGGCTACATCAGACCTTGAAAAAACAGAGCCTCTATATGTGGCTTGTAAATTATAATTTGGGTTTGTGTTGTTTGAACTTTGAAATTGTGTTGGCATAGGGTTCCTTTTTTACTTTTACTTACACGTCTTCAACAACTCGACCTTCTCTAAAAGCCTGCACTATTCTCGGCAAATTTGCTTGATAGGTTTGTTTGTCCATTCGCAAAATTTCCGACTTCTTAATAATGTCAGGCTTTGGTGAGGCGGTGGGTTTTGTTCGAGAAAAAGAAGGTGAAGTCAGTGTTTTTCGGTTTGTGTTTGTTTGATTTGTTTTAACAAGATAATCCCAGATGGCTATTGCGCCTTCTACAGAATTAAATTGCGCCTTACCCTCCTCAGGCAAGGTTGTGTAGAATTGTTTGATTGTTTGCATTCGTTGGTCATATTCACTCGGACTTACTCCCCAATACCTCATCAAATACATCTCGTCTCTAAACGCCATTAGCTGATTCACCACGTCTAGAGCTTCTTCTGGCTTTAAGCCAAAATAATTCTCAAACGCTGCTGCAAACTCATCAGATGGACGTTCTTCTTGTTGGGGATTTTCTTCTTCTTGATTTTGCTCAAGATTGGAAGGCTGCTCTTGCTCAGTTTCTAGGTTGGCTTCTTCAGCTTCAGCGTCGGCTTTTTCTTTAGTGGTGCCAGGTTGAGAAAAATTTACTAGCTGATTATTTTCCACTTGAGCCTTGATTGCCGGCGCTTGAAAAGCTTTTATTTGCTCTTCTAGCTTTTGGCTCAGATTTTGAGCAGCTAAGTCCGGTGTGGTTTTGTTTTCCAGATCAAGCATAGGTTGCATGTTGGTGGTTCATTAATTTAGTAGTGGTGTTTATAAAGGAGTGGAAAGTAGTTGGTTTATTGTTGTTTGTTCTTCGCTATCAAGTTCTGGCTGAGCCGTGGGCGGCATACCACCCAATTCCATAAATGCTTCAGGAGCTTGCCCTGCCGCTATCTTTTCTTGTAGTGCTTGCCCATAAGCAACTCCTCCAATGTTTTCAAGCTCTTGTTTGAGCGCATCAAGAGGAGACAAAGAACTAGATAAGTTAGAGTCGGTTGGTTCTTTGGAGTCAGTGTTAGGCTTCACCATGTATTTGCCAGGATCATCAAAGCCAAAAGAAATGAGCAAATCGTAGAATAAAGTTTGCCAATCTAGTAAAGAAGCAAACTGCGGCACACTTCCTGTTAAAGTGATGAAGTCTGTGATGAGCTTAATCTTATGGTCTCTGTTGATTAAGCTTTGGGTAGCTGTTATGCGAACTGAAAAGTCTTTGCGCAAATCTGAAGGAAGAAGTTTGAAGTAATCATTAATTCCTGGTTTGGCTCCCTTCAAACGCACTATTTTTTGTTTTGTTGTATTGTCGCGCAACACTTTGTAAGCCCTTTTTAACAAAGGAAGCACAAAATTCTTTTCAAACAAAGAAAACACATCAGTGAGACGGTTTCCTCCAGCTTCTTTCACTGACTGGATTTCTTGTGCTGTGACGCGCTCTCCGCTTCTGTAAGTGTTGGCGCTTATCATGGCTCCAGTGCCAATGTTGCGGTCTATTTTGGCATCAAGCACAGCAGCTTCAGTGTAAGTGACGTTGAAATTATTAGCCGGCGGACGCAATGGCGTGAGTGCGTCAGGACGCCCCACACTAATCACTTTCCCTGGCTCTGTTTTTATGGAAGCCGGATCCGTGATCCCGTCATCGACAAACAACCACATGTTGTCGACTGACACAGCAATGTTGTCTAAGCGCCGGTTCATGAGAATGTTGTTTTCTAGGATTAAGCCAAAGCTGCTATCTATTAGAGAAATTCCATAAGCAGATTCTGGCGTTTCAAACAAAACAGCTACTAGCCACGGACACTCACTTAATCCTTCTTCTTCATGAAGAACGTTGTTGTTGCTAATTCTGTAAAGGCGTCCGTCTATCGGGTCATAAAATTCACAAAGTTCAATAAAAGAAGAAGCCAAAGGAGATGGTAAATCATTCGCCAATTCTTTGTTGTTTGGTGAATTCGTGGAAAGCTTGTCAAAAACTATTTCTGGATCTTCTTCTATCTTGTTAAAAAATCCTGATTGTGCCCAATCCAGAAACTCTGCTTTATTTAGCAAAAACTCTCTAAAGCTGTAGGAAAATTTCGGACTATAGCGCCTACCGCTTTCCACATACACATGGGAGGCATTTAGGCACTCAAAAGCAAGCTTATCCTCTTCACTGTCCCAAAAAACTCTCATGGCGCAAAACCCTGTCAGCAAAAGCTGAGTTGTTGCCACTCTAAGTTCTCTGTATAAGTTGCTGGCATTAAGACAGTCGCGAAAATAAGCAGACGCTAATGGGACAATTTCAGCAAGTCCTGGCTCATTGCTTTCTAGCTCCACCCAATAGTCGGAGTGGAATAAAGCATTGCGAAAATATGCGCCAACTGTTTCGATGATCTCAAATATTCGACCATCGTTTAACTTGGATTGCCAGCCAGAGTCTGTGGTTAGACGTAATGGTTGAGTTTTGTAAAAGCGCCAAAGCTCTGCCCATTTTGCATTTAAGGGCGTTCTAGCTTGCTTTTCTGTTTCTATTAGAGAAAATAAAAAATCGTTCTGTTCTAAGTTCATAGGAATTACTTCCCTTCATGCAAAAAATGAATTGAAAGAGGAGAGAAAAGACTTTTGCTTAAACAAATCAAGAGGCAGAAAAGACGAAGCCTGAGCTTGTGATTGCGAAGAAACAAAAACACTATAATCGATTGATTCACGCGCACTAGTGCTTTTTTCCCATAATGTGACGAGCGCATCTAAAAAATCATCGTGCTTCACCACTGGATAGAGAGAAAGCTCTTTCCAAATCTCTTCATTGTTTCTCACTTTCTCACTTAACCAAATTTTTCCACTTGCAACCGGCAGCTCTAACACACCTTGTATTTTGCTGTCCTTTATTCTTTGCTCATAATGCCCAAATGCAACCAATGGACGACCATTCACAAAAGCTTTTTCGTTTTTGAGCAAATCGCCAAGCAGCCGACCTACGCCATTCTCTTCAAAAAACACCCTAAATGAATTGAACGACAATGCCATTTTTTGGATGTTTTCAACCACTTCATTAGCTGACAGTCGCCCAACAATTGCATCTTGAACTACTAGCGTTCCATCTAGGAGCTTAAATCCTGCCAATATGGCACAATAGTCCGCAGTTCTAGACGTGGAAAAAGCTGGATCTACTGCAATCACAGGAAAAACTTTATCCAATCTAGAACTATCTGGGTGGCGAAAATAACAACTACCTGCGTAGGTGAAGAAACAAGAAGAAGGAATAATTCTAATTTGTTTCACATCGAATAAGGCATTGTCTTTCTCAAACACCTTATTCAAATACTGTGAAGCAAATCTGCGCGGAGAAAGGCGCTTTTGTAAGTTTGCAACCACCTCATCATTATATCGCTCAGGCCACAAATAGCCTTCGCTGGCATCTACGCCGTTCTTGTAAATCGACCGCTGAAAAACAATGTAGTGCCAATTGTGTTGATTTTCTAAGATTTGCCCGTAATAGTCGTCAATTGAATAGCGCGTGCCGTTTATTAGAATTTCTCCGCCAAGTGTGTCGTAAAATGAGAAAGATGCAGTTCCTAATTCCACCACTTCAGGCGGATTCAACACAGACTCCACATCTGCAATCCACTCTTCTATCTGGTTTTTCTTGGTCTCGCTCTCAATGTTTTTGAAGTCGATTAAATCATCCAAAATGACTAAATCATAGTGCATCCCTGTAACGGTAGTGCCTACGGAAGTTGCAAAAACAGTAGGTTCCTTGAAACTCGAAGGTCGGTTCACCTGCAATGCAACATTGTTCCAAATCACTTTCTTGTCTTCAGCTTCTGTGTCGTCGTTTGTGTTGCGCACTCTGTTTCTTTTGTCGAGTGCAGGCAATAAAGGACCTTCAAAATGCGGTCTATTGTTCCACACTGACTCCAGCTCTTTTCTTTCCAAATAAGAACGCAACTCTCTAATGAAAGAAAAAGCCAGACTTTGCAAATTACATGCCACCAATATGCGAATGTTGGGGTTTCTGTAAATTCGCCACAACGAATAAAGAACAGTGCCGATTGTTGACTTTAAGTGCCCACGTGGCATCAAAACAAGCCGACGCAACCCAGCACCCTGCTCTTCTTTTTTCCACTTTAGCTGTTGTAAGGCTGTTTCGTTCGTTTGCGGAAAACAAATAAAATCTACTAAATCATCATGACACTTACCA